CTCAACCGCCATACCGAGCCTCCGTGTCACGTGTGTTGCTTCGTTGCCATATTTCCCTCTTAATGCAACAAGACGCATCTCCGGAATGTCGAGCCATCTTTTGACGAACTCCGTAGCGGTATCGTACGGACCTAAGCCGATTTGATGTCTACGCATATAATCTGCCGCAGTCAGAACGGAACGCCGTCGACCGTACAGGTGAGCGGCAATCAACGCGTCAAGTATCAACGGTTCGAGTTCGAGTAGTTCTTGAAAGACGGCAGTACCGACATCACCGGGACCGATATATGCCCGGATACCTGCGATACGAGCATTGACACCGATACGTTTTGCCTCACGCATACCGATTCTTACAAGCCGGTTTTTGTCGCGTCGGAATTGTCGGAATTGTCGGATTCTACTATTCATTTTGCCTTGCTGAAAATCTTACGCACCCATTTCTCCATTCGTCCGGGTGAACGACTTTGCTCCTCAATATCTTCGCGGTTTTTTTCATCGTCGGTCTGCTCTTTTTTCTTGCTTATATTTTCCTCAGTTGGGATTTTTTCGGTTGCTTTCGGCAGACCGACAGTATCGAGTAACGAATTTACATCAATCCATTGCAGGAACAAATCGATGTTCGATTTTTCACCGAGGACGGCCTTGATAATCTCCTTGAAAAAGATTCGCTGAATCGGGTCAATACTGCCGCGTTCAAGCCAGACGGAATCTTTATAGTGTTGACCGAAATTGTATGTCACTAACGGATTGACGATTTGCTTGCTGACTTCCTCCAAGATATCAAGGAATACCAAATCCGCAATCACAAGGGCAAGTTCCGCCTGCGTCTCAGATTCTGCCTTCGTTCCGTACTGACCTTCGGTCGCTGCACGTTCCGGTATGAGCCAGCCACGCATCATAAGAGATTCCAAATGCCGAAGCATATCGGTGAATCCTCTTGCGTGTGCCCCTTTAGATTCGAGAAATTCGATATGCCACGCCTTTAGCTGAGTGATGTCTATACCAGACCGGGCAAGGTCCCCGGCAAAAGCTGCCATCGTATTCGGCATCGCGACACCGTTACCCATACCTAAATTTGACAGAACCTTTTTAGCAAGTTCCCAGTTAGATTTTGTCGAGCCGGTTTCGTCCTGTCCCTCACCTTCCGGATATTCGACAATCGGGATTATACCGGCTGTTTTCTTTGCGTATTTTCCGCGTCGTTCTGAAATTTCCTGCCAGTGATGCCACGCCGTTCTACGGATATTCTCGTGCCGAGACCGACCGAAGATGTTTCCTGCCTCCCCGTCATAAGTGAAAACGAAACATTTCACCGGCGGTAAATCCACGTCCATATTACGAATGCCCTCAAAGACTCCGGTTTTTTTATCGACTAACGGAACGGATACGTCAACCAACAACGGTTTGAGTTTTTCATAGATAAGTTTTCCTTCATCGTTGATATTCCAGACTTTTTCAAACGGTGACCAGCCGTAATCCAAAGCATATAGAACATTCTTGATTAACTGAGACCATACCGAGCCGATTTGCTTTTCAACGAGAACTTTTATATCTTCTGGGACCTCATCGGCTGTCACAACAGACCACATCGCGGTTCTAATCGGAGCGGTCGCGACCGAACGAGCAAGAGCTATTGTCGGATTAGCCCTCATCGTGCGATACGTTTTATAAGTTCCTATTGCAGCCTGTCCGTAACCGGCAAACGAACTAATGACACCGGCAACATCAGCAACGTATGTCTGGGTTTTTGTACGCTCTCCTTTTTCCGGTAGCTTCGGTTTTTGATTCTGTTTTGCCATTTGAAACTCCTTAGCCTGTTATGATTCGACCGCCGATTTCGGAACCTTCTATACGGATTGGCCGAACGAACCAAATCCGATAACCGTCAGCAGAACTCGGATGACTTAATTTGCGGTCTGTAAGAGCAATTTCACCGAATTTATCACGCATCATCTTTCGCAAGTCCTCGATAAGTCTTTCACAGCGAGGATGGATTTGATAGTGCATCTTACCGGTATAATCTTTCAAGGCACAGTTGACGGCATTGATTCTATCAACGACTAATGGATTTGACCGTGGTACGCGGATTCGATACGGGATATTTTGTTGTTTAAGATGTTGCCGCAAAATAGAGTAGCAGCTCTGTCCGGTGCCAGCCCATTCGCTTTGTCCGGTTGCATCACCGAAAATCTCCAGAGGTCCGGATTCCTGCCAGTTCCATCTTAGCTTTTTCAATAACAAAATAAGGTGATTGGCAGCCTGAATAACATCCATTCGAGGTCCGTGTATCTCATAAACAGTCGTAAATAAATCGAGGTCTCCGTGATATTGACCTATCTCCACGTGCATACCCGGAACGATATTAAAATCAAGTGTAATCTGTAACGGCAGACCTTGTCTAAGCTTGACGTTCGGATTGACGTGCAAGTCCATATCGAATTGAGAGTATACCTTGCCGCCTCCGAATGAGGCAGCTTTGCCCATAAGATACTGCTCGGCAAGTTCCGGGGTTAGAATACCTTGTTGTCTGCGTAAAAAATCCTGTGCAGCCGGGTTCTCACTTGTCGGTGAACGATATAATGCCCTGTCGGTTTTCCCTGCGTGCATTTCCTCGTAAACTTTCGTGGTGTCACCCTCGTTTGTATAAGTGAGTATAACCTGTAAGAGTTTTGCTTTTTTGACACTTTTTTCGTGCGGCTGTCTGACACGACCGAGCATCTGTATGAACGGGTCATTCAGAGGATTATACGGGTCTGACTTCCACCGAGCCGGTTCGTCCGCCCACGCGATAGCGACCGTAAAGCCTGTAATTCGTTTCGGTACGTCCGCAGACCGTATCAAGATGACGCTCGGATTGTACTTTGTCCCCAAATCCGGCAGAATCAAAGCAGGTCCGGAGTAACGACCGCCGGTTATCGAACCGCTACCGCACCAACGGTAAGATATATTTGCTTCCTGTAATCTGTCCTGCAGATGTGGTACGCAGAAGTCCATAGCATTGCTGTATGTCGGTGCTACGCACAGACTCGGAATATAAGTCGGTTCACCGGAATCGTCAAATGCGTTGTAGATATGTCCGGTTACTTCCTTCCCTGAACCGGCAAATGTTTTACCGGAATACCAACCGCCTTCGAGACCGACGATAAAATGCTGCCAATCATTTGCAAATTTTTCTTGACCGCCCGGATTCGGTGTTATAACCGGTTCGGCTGCAAGCTCAATCTTCATATTTTCAGTTCGTCAAGTATCTTTTCCCATTTCGGGATTGCTTTTTGCAAGTCGTTGACAGTTGTATTTTTGTCCGTCCGCAGTTCTATTATCTGTGCTACCAGTGTCACTAACTTACTTTGCTGAATCGATGACAATGGTTCACGCAAGAATGCGGCTTGTGCTTGTTTCATAGACCGTTTGCTTGCTGCATCCGGTTTTGTGTTAAGCTGTGCAGTCTCTTTTTTAGGCTGCGAACTTTTTTTCTCCGCCTTTTCTTTTCCGCGTCCGAATACCATAACAAAATCTCCTAACCGTGTTTTTTATAAAGTAACAATCCGAAAACTACAATTGCGATAATAGCCCACACAATCAGCCTTTGCAGAATCGGTCTCCAGAACTCACGGGTATTTATCCGTGACTGATTGCTGCTTTTTTTGCAGTTGCTTAACTGTTGAACCTTTGTCACCAGTCCGGTATCCGGAGTCGGGTTACCGAAGGTTACGTCTTTCAATTCTTGTATTTGTTGCCCTCTGTTCTCACAGCGTTGGTCTATCGTCCCTTTCCACTGAAAGAGTTCGACAATCATTTCGTGCGTTTTAGTGACGACATCGTGAACATCTTTTATAGTAGGATTATAGCTCATCTTAAAACCCTTTTTAACCCGTTTTTGTCTGATAAATAACTTGCCATTCTAAACGCAGCAAAAGTATCACTGAACCGTATACGACCTCGACAAAAACAAAGTGCTTTTCCGTTGAAAACAAACCGCCGATATTATCCGGAATTGTCCCTTTATAATTACCCGATGAAGTCGGTATGTAAGTCAAACTTATATCCTTGCCGTTCGGCAGACCGACATAGAATCCCTCGTCGCCGTCAAACGTTTCGGCGACGTATGTTTTGTCGATAATGAAGTTGTCTGCGTCTCTAATCGCTTCAATATCGTACTGGTCATTATGCTGGTCTGTGCTCTCAATTCGAATAAAATCGCTGCTATCGAGACCGTGTGCCGTTGCCGGAATTTTCGTCCGTTGATTTTTCGTTGAATCAGCAGTTATCGTTGCAAAGTTATCAAGATGACAGTTACCGGTCTCCGTCACTACCCACGCTTTTGTAAACTTAAACTTTGTATCGTCGACCTTCGTAATTGTATAAGTGCCGTTGTAATTAGTCGTATCGGTTATCTCGACCGAATCTCCGGTCAACGCACCGTGAGCGGACGCACAGTTTGCCTGAACTTCTCCGCCACCGGCATCTTCGAACGAACTGATTGCGACTTGAGGTCCGTCCATATCCTCGGCGGCACTAAATGTTCCGATCTGCGATGATATATGCAAATCACCGGCTGCGTCACCGCCAGCCCACGTTCCGGACGATACTTCAATTTGTTCTATTACAGCCGTTGCTCCGCTCGTAACTCCGACGATAGTATCACCGAGAGTAGGCACGTGGACTCCGCCGCTCGTAAAAGATAACTTGTGTAAAGCTACCGCAGAACCGGCAGTGATAGAACCTAATTCCGGTTTGAAAATCGAAACCTTTACCGAATCCGCGTTGTTGATATATGAACCGGTATCGTTGTCCTTTAATCCGGTGATTTGAAATAAGGTGTCACTCCCTATAAAGATTTTGTCAGTTAGTTCAGCCATAAGCCTTTTTCGCTCCTATTGTGCTGATTGTTAACCTCGATTTGCTTGACGGTACAGCAATCAACTTGCTTTTGCTGCTTGGAGTTCCTATCAAAGAAGATTTTGAATATAATGAAGTTAAACCGATTGACATATCCATAAGCTTTTCAGTTCCATAACCACTGTTCCACAAAAAATCACGTTCGGCTTGTGTTAAAACTTTATCAACCCAAAAACCAAAGCAATCAAAATAAGCGTCTATAGGGTCGCCTCCGCTAAAGTTCGCACCGATGTGAGTAGGGTGTGTTTGTATTGATTTTTTGGGTCTGCCTGTTTGTGAGGCATAAAGGGTATTGCCATTGTCAATCCAGATATGGGCACTTGCATTTGTATTGTGAACACGCTGACAAATAATTTGATGCCAATCCCCATCATCGGGTATGGCATTTATATCTGTCTGCAAGTTAATTCCATATCCAGCATCGTAGTCATAAAAATGAATTCGCTTTGCAGCACTAAAACGGACAGCCCAAATCCCTTCATTACCACTATCAGTCCTTTGAACTACAAAAGAACCATCATTATTATAATCTGATAATTTAACCCAGAAAGCTACCGCAAAGCTCATTATGCCGTATGCACCATCCAAAACTGTTATATAGTCTGGGATGGCATCATCGCTTCTCAATGATTGATTTATTTTTCCGGCAGATGATAGGATATTTGTATTGCGTTGTGCCGTACCATCTGAATGTCCAGATATAGAATTCAACACGGTTTTGTTGGCTGCATTATCGTTCATCTTCAAATGCATACTGCAATTTTCACGCAAATCAACCGACATCTTTTTCTCCGTTCGTGTTCAATTTCTCGACAGATTTTTTCCCAATTTCGAGAAGCTCGTTCGACAAATTACTCGTCGATTTTTCAAGCTGATTGAGATTTGCCAACGCACGTGTATACATTTGTTCTAAGATATTCCGACAGTCACCGAGTGCCTGTTGAAACTCCGTTACGACCGCCGATAACTGATTTGCTTCTCTCCGGATTATTCGGCAACGGTCTTGTTCTTCATCTTTCAGCATATATAAATCACCTCTTTTTTTAACGTAAAACCGCTCAGAATGGATTGCAAAATTATTTCTGAGAAATTTTTGAAATATCGAACGGACTTTTTATAAGTTTCGGTCTATCCTCAGCTTGCTTATCCTTACGTAGTTCGTCGATGTACTGCAAAATCGGCATAATATCCCTGAAAGCAGCTTTGATTTTCGGAACTGTAACATAGACAACCGCTCCACATTTCGGGCATTTAGTTGACGTTCTGCCGATAAGCTGAACAAGATAGCTTTTCTTGACGTGCTCAGCGACGGTGAGGTTATTCTCGAACTCCTGCTTAGCTTTCGTATCCGTTTTTTTTTGAGCGTCTTGTTCGATTTTCAGCAACCGCTCATCCCAACGGTCGAGCCGCCTGTATTTGCGAATTGTAGGTTCAGAAACCCGTAACTTCCTCGAAACTTGTGCGATAGACTTCTTTTTCAGCCACGCTTGAAACAGTTGTTCACGTTTTTTTAGAGTTAACGGTAACGCCATATTTGATTACGTAGAAATAGCAGGACGCACGGATTTGCACCGGCCTCTACTGTCTGGATTGACAGTCGCAACGCTATCTTTGCTTGCCCCGCTTATTACTGATTCACAATGTTTTATCTGACTATTGATAAGATAAGAATTAAAATCGAATGATTGAATCTCGTCAATCTTTTTTGGCAATCTCATAGAATACCAACGGTTGAGCCACCAGTCACGAACACTGTTTTCAGGTCTGTTGACTTGACATCTTAACTGCTTCGATTCACCACGTAGAACTGAAAGACTATTTTTTGCAAATAGACTCATATATACTCCGCGTTGTTGCTGTGACTTAATTGTCTCATTTGGAATATGGAGAGCGTTACAAATAGCAAACAGACTTAAAAGTTTAGAGTCCATTCCAAAGAAGCCGTGAGCACGGCTTAATAAATTATTCTCCTTCATAAACGCACGAATGAGTTTCCAATCTGCTTCGTTGATATGACTGACACCGCCGCCGGGTGTATCACCGATATATTCCCATTCCTTAACTCGGTTGTATATAGATGATTTTCCGAAAAGAGAAGTCGTGCACATACCGGCAAGTTTTTCTCCGTATCGGTTGTGCCAATCTTTGCGGATTCGATTAGACGTGATAGCGACTATCTGATACTTACCGCCGGTTAGCAATCCGAATGGTGCTACACAAACACACGTACCGACGTTTGCAAGAAAATTCAGTCCGCCGTGATTCCGTCGTTTCAAAGTCCAGCCGATGTATTTCTCACGCGGTCCTAAAATCAGAACATCGGAACCAATATCAAGCACTCCGATTATGCCGTTTGTATTTGCATCAATGCAAAATAAATATAATGCTCGACCGGGTCGATGCGTAAATGGTGCACTTGAAAGAATGTTACGATACCAAAACCACAAGTCTCTCGTCTCCGGACTGACATATACAAGTTTCGGAGAAATATTTTTATAATTAACTTTTGCCATCAACTTTATGCAGCCACGTTCGAGTTTACGAAGTCTTGTGTACCACTTTTTGAGATTTTCTAATTTACGTTCGAGCAAGACCGCACGAACGTCGTCCTTCGACTTCGGTATTTTACTTCTGATACGGTTAAATACTTCTCTTATCTCTTTTTCGAGTTTATACATTTTGTCAAAAGATAATGTAAGGCGTTCCCGGCCTTATGAGGGTTCTTTGAACTTTCGCCGTGACCATTTTCGATAGCTTTATTGATAATTTTCTTAACGTGCTCAGCTTGATTTGAAGTTAGACGAAAAACAACTTCGATGATTCCTTTTGACTCACTTTCCTCCGGAGTATAATCCGGGTCTATCGTAGGCCCGACAACTATATTTTCTATTTCCTCCGGGGTAAAACCGGTCAGGCCGAGGTCGACATCGAGCTGGTTAAACTCCGTGAATAAGTCCGCGAGTTTAAGTCCGTCCCAATCGGCTAACTCAACCGACTTGTTGTCGAAAACTCCGTATACACGAGCGTCAACTTCGTCAAGGTCAAGATAGATAACCGGTATGATTTTTGCCCCCATTTTTTCCATTGCCTTCAATCGCGTGTGACCTGCGATTACAATGTTGTCCGCTCGTCTAACGAGTATCGGATTAGTGTATCCGAAAGCCTCAATCGACCGGACGACAGCGTCGACCGACTCGTCATTCTTACGCGGATTCCCGGAGAACGGAATGACCTTGTCTATCGGTACATATTCGACCGTAAGCTGTTTTTTAGTTTTGACTGATTTGCTGACCGGTTTCTTTGACTTGCCGGTTTTCTTTTTCATTTTTTATCGCCATTCTGTGCTCCTTTAGGTCAAAAAGGTATGTTTTCGTCTGCCGATGATTCCTTGTCAACCGGAATCTCATCGAGCCAGCGTTCCGTCCCGGAGCGTCTACTCTCGATACTATCGCCAGAAGCCTTGTCTGGACGCCCCACATCGCCCGTATTGCGTTTTGGCCGGTCGTCGGTACTGTTTTTACCTAACATATCCGGAATCGCAAAAGACTCGACTATAACGCGGTGTTTTCGCTGCTTCGTGTTCGTTTTCTTGCTCGTCCAGATTTCCAGCGTCAACCGGCCTTCAATGAAAATTGGTTTGCCCTTGTGCGTATTATTCTTGATAACCTTAGCCGGTTCTCCGAACGCCCGGCAATCGATAAAACAGACCTCGTTTTGCTTCTCCCCGGACTTGTCGTTATAATACCGGTTCACAGCTAAGGTAAAATCAGCAGCCGCTACCTGATTCGGCATATATCCGAACCGTACATCATTCGTCAAACGACCGAACAGAAAAACCTTGTTGACATCAGCCATCATTCTTTCTCCCGCATCTTTTTTGTTAAAAAACATAAAGCCTTAATGTGTTTTTGTGGTTCTGGCAGTTGTTGTATAAATTGCCTCAGCGTCAAAGTTGTTAATGCTCTGCCCTGCAAGAAAGCTGAACATTTGAACAGAAGTTTTTTGCTCATAAACCACTGAATAGCCGCATTTAACAAACGAAAACCGCTTATCGTATTGGCTGCGGCAACAAAAAGAACCGGATTCGGCCAACATCTGTTATTGCATACTGTTATTCTCGTTTTTCTTTCTCCACCCTTTCTATGAAAACCGCAGTTGAAATCCGCAATCTGCGCAAGATAGAAACGAGAAAGTTTACTTCTGCGTGTTTATCCGCATCAAACATCAAGGAGTCCTTTGCTTTTCTGATTGAGCGAAATCCGCCTATTTTCTCATATACATTTAGAAGTCCCAAGCCGTCCGGTAGTTCTTCCGGTTTCACAAGACCAACGGGTACTGCATAATATCGGTGCTGCCCCATCCCGTTTTGGGAATCTCTTCTGAAAGATTTGTTTTTATCAGCAAAAAAATCTGGACGTGATGTTTTACACTCTATTAGACAGGAGTCACCACCATAACCAAAACCCATCACGTCCGGCGTCTCTGAATTTGATGTATGCAATTCTTTGGCTGTTACCCTATACCCTTTGCCACGCAACCACGCTTCCGCCCTATTGACAAGTTCACTGTGGGTAATTTTCGGGATGTTTTCACTTTTTCCTTCAGTAAAATAATCAAGTTTTCTGATTACTGGCATTTTTTTTCCCCAGCATATCTATTGTTTCCTCAATCTGTTTGTCAAATTGCTCGTCGGCAAAATTGTATCCTGCAAGAAAAGCCATCTCTAACCGATTGCGAAGATATTGACCTGATGCTTGGCCTTCGCTGCATTTTTTGCCATCTTCACTCTCAAACCATTTATCCCTTGCTTTTGCTAATTCTGATTTCATCTCATTCACCGCCTTTCTTCTTTTAATTGCTTCGGGATTAAGGGTTTTTATGATAAGCTCGGAAGCTTCTCTGCTTTTGTTTGTGTTAATTAAGTAATGACAATCCCATATTAGTTTCTCAAGCCGCTCGATTCGTGGTTGTAATTTAGCAGCACAATCTCGAAATCCCCTTGCGTATTGGCCGTCCATTATCCCCGTTAATTCCTTGATTCGCTGGGCTTGCTGCTGAAGGCAGGCGAGGGCTTGTTCAAAACCTGTTAATAAATTGTCTATTTCCCCAAAAGTATCATCCCAACCAACACAATGTTCTTTTATGTTGTGTCTTGCCCCTGCTATGGCTTGCCGACATTTTTTCAGAAACTCATCGCTCGGCTGGCAATGTTCGGCCTTTATCACTGTTACATCTATACCCAATTCTTCCTTTGCTGCTTGTTTACTAAATTCATCCGCCACAAGTACGGGTGGATGTTGCTCGGCCTTGAGAAGGGAGAGGACTTGATTGATAAGACAGGCGGGACAATCACAATGGGTTCTATCGTGTTCCCAATTAAAATCTTTGTCTGTTAAGCACTTTTCCAATAACTCAATCGCTTTTTCATTGCTCATTTTTTAGCTCCTTCGCTAAACCTATAAAGATATTTCTCACCAGATGTATACGATATTACGCAATTTTGTTTTTTATCACGATGCATAGCTCTGTGTCGGGCAATACCCAAATAATGGAAATCTTTTTTACAAGTGTAGCAATAGCAATTTTTATCGTTTGTTACCTTCATTTTTTACTTCCTTTGTTTCAAGTTCCGTATAAATTCTAAAATCCATTAAGCAATGAACAGCCGTTCTCGCTTGGTCGATATGCAGTTTGATTCCGCACAAATCCGCATACGTCGGATTAACCCGACCGAGTTTTTCTTTTGCTTTTGTCAGGTGGTCTAACGCGTCGCTCTTGAGCAATTCTTTTTCCGGCAACATACATCAGCCCTCTAAATAACATATTATCAATCATTGGTTTTAATGTTTTATTCTTGAAATACACACTTGCGTTTATGACTTCGTAGCCAAGTTGCTGTATATCCGAGATTCTCTTTATTTTCGTCCGTCCGGTTTTCTTGCGACCGGTCGGTATTCTATCGATTATCAATGCTGCCTTGACGTCCGGGTAATACCGCTTCAAACACCGCAGACGCGTCACGTCTTTTTGTTCCATTAGTCCTTTGATTTCGTGATAGATAAGCTCGTCGTTTTCGGTCACTATACCAAAATCAAGACGGTAGACCGTGACACCGTGTTTTTTGTGTTCGGTAAAATCGAAAGTCTTCTGCTCGTAATCCCACGACTTTATTCGAACGCCGAAAATCGTTTTTGCCAAATCCGGAATCAGCAGGCAAAGCTCCAGCACGCACGCCCACTTCGCTTCGAACCGGCTCTTATAGTACCGGAGCTTACCGCCTATCCGATACCACGCCTTTTGACTTCGTCTGTGATTCATTCAATAGTTTCCTTAGATTTTCTGCCGCTTCTTTCGCGGCCTTCGCAATGCGGTTGTGCTCTCGTTCGGTGTTCTCAAGGTCCCTGATGTGCATTCCGATTCGCGTCGCATCTCGAACAATCTCGACCGCTTCTCCGAGCGAACGCCCGTTATATGTACTTATTTCAATACCGGAGATTTCCTCGAATCGTTTAACCTGTTCAAGAATGTTGTTTACCCTAACCATAAGGTCTTTTTGCGGTAATTGACCTTGAGTAATGCCGTCTTTTTTCCCTCGTTCGTACTCCGCGTGCAACTGTGCTCCTACCGGAGAATTTACATAGATTTTTTTGAATAATGACACGAGAAAACCACGCGTCCACGTCTCTGCCTCTCGTTTCGGTGCTGCTCTTACCTGTCGTAATCCTTGACCGTACGGAATCAGTAAACCCCAATACGGCGGTAACTCCGCTATATTAACGATAGTTTTGTCACCGACGACTAGCCACCACCGGTCACAGTAGCCTTGAATGTTCTCCGACTTTTTAAGATTCCGGAATTCCTTCAAAACATCGTCACGATTTGTTTTGAGTTCGAATCCGTGAACCTCGCACCCTCTCGACGGATAGAGATTGACCGCCATACCGTCCGCGTAAGTTACTGCGGAACTGTAACCGAGCGTACTTCGGACTTCCCTGATATAAATCCACTCCGGCATACAGAATCGGCTCTTTAATCTTGCGTGTAATTCGTCAACCGTCAGCATTCTTATCTCCGAGTTCTTTTGCCAATTGAATCATCCGTTCGCTTATGAATGGTTCGGCATTTATGTCAACATCGAGAATGTCCGGAATGAACTCTAAACGTATTTTGTTTGGTTCGTTCCTATTACAATCCATCAAAATTTCAACTGCTGTAACTTCCAGCGGCTTACCATCCATTAAGATTTTCACGTCATTTGGGAACGCACCGCTTTTAATTTCAAATTTGTGTAGCATTACTATCCTCTTTTCCGTTTGCTTCGTTTTTTCCGTATGCGTGTTTTTTTCGACCGACGCATCTTTTCCGCTTCTCTCTGAACCTTACGTCGTACAGCACCGGACATCGTGACGATTTCAACCATTTTCTCGAATTTCCTTCCGGACCTTATTTACCGCGTGTGCCGGGTGAAGTCCTTGCTTCTCGTATTTTTTGACTCGGTTCTTAAATTCTGCAAGCAAAGCATTGTCACCGTGACACGTAGGACAATCAAAATCTTTAGTTTCCCATCCGTTTTCAGAACCGTTTGTAACAATTTCTAATTTAGTTAGACATCCGTGACACGTTGCAACTTCATTGTCATTTGGTTCGTTTTTAGGCCACACAAAATATCCAAACATTTTAGCTCCTTAAACTAATTCCACCGGCGGTTGCGGCACTGTTCTTTTTTGTGGTTTCCATAAGTGCAAACAATACGGGTGGAGATTCTTATATTTGTCTTTCGACGGGTGATACTGCACGACCGTCTCGTCCGGATTCCAAAAGAGATTTTTAACAAAGCACATCTCCGCCCACGTCGGCGGTCTACATTCCGAAGTGTGAACGGAGACGTGGTCCCAACCGTGACCCCAGCTTGCAACCACGAATAAGACTATGTGGTCACGGTCGATTCGTAGCGAAAGACCGGTTTTGCCTTCCGAAAAAATCAGGACCGGATTTCCGTTTTTGTGAATGTCGCAAAGCTGCCTATAAATTTGTTGTTTGCTTCTCATTACCAGTCGACCTTACACGCATTGATACAGCTAAAACCGAACACCGAACCGACGCCTATATCAAGTAATTCACGAGCGACGTCGTCGAGAGACCCGGCTCTAACAGCTTCAATAAGTTCGTCGTATTCCTCCGCAATCGTCCCTAAAATCTCGTGACGAGATACAAAAGCACCGGCTCCTTTTTCGTTCAAGCGTTTAGCGAGCTTGACTGACAACGCGGTTATTCCGCGATTGACTTCCTCCGCTGTTATAAGCGGTCTATGTATGTCAGATGTTTTATCGTTTTGAGGCACTTTAGCTCCTTTCTAAAAATTCGATGATAACGTCACCGTGACACGGTGACGGTTTACACCAGCAACCGAGTTTTTTACCCTTCAAATTCAAAACCTGTTGTTTGAATGATTCACTTTTTTTTATGAGCAAATTAAACGCAATCCGGTATTTATCGATACATTCCTTGCGGTCTCCGTCCTTGCCGATTCTGAACGGATTTCCGAACGGACTACTACGGTCGATTCGCACGATGTCGCTATCCTTGCACGTTTTCATATTTACAAGTGTGGTTTTAACCGCCATCGAGTTGCTCCAAAAAATGTGCAATGTCACGCAAACAGTTTTTATCAAATACCGCAGTTGCCATAGCCGCAAACACGTACAGTCGCCATCGTGGGTAATAAAAAACTTGACCTAACGAATCACCTGATTTGGTATTAACACAGGAATAGCATCGTTTTGAAGCATATAAACCACCCCTCCGTAGAAAATGAATATGCTTATATTTTGTTTTCATTTAGAACACTCCTTCTTTAGAGCAATCGGTTCATACATTTTGGAAATTCCCTCTTTTGATAAATTAGAGGCCATTCATCCGGATTCTTACTAACCTCAAAACCGGTCTTAGTTAACAAGTGTATTTGTTTGACATAAATTGGAGTGTCCGGGTATTTTGTGATAAGGCTCATTATTGCTTCAGGCGGACAATACTTTTTTTCTTTACCGGTCTCCGCTCCGAAAATAAGCCAATAAAGCAAGGACATATTGATAAATTTCAGAGTCAATTTCTCGAATAGCGGTTCGAAACTAATGAATTTTCTCGTATAAAAAGGAACACAATCGATTAAAATTTTAATACGCTTTACTTCTGTCTGTCGACGGACGGTCGTTCCGACAATGCAGTTTCCCGGAATAGAAAATTCACGGTATCGCTTCGGGTTTTGAGTCAAGAACATAAACCAAGCCGGTTCTCCCTTGCATTGGTCAAAGATTTCTTGAATCCATTCCCACGGGACCCAATCTCCGAAAATATCATACATACTACCGACGAAGATAATCGGGTTTCTTTTCCGTTCGTGGACAAATTGTTTAACTTGATTCCAATTGTACCAGTCCGTAACGAACGTCATTTTTTCAGACCAGCCGAAACGGAGACGTATTTGCTCAGCATAACAATTCGGGCATTGATACTGACATTTGCCGCGAACCGGATTCGCGGTGAAGTCGCACCATCCGATTCGGTTATCAGGACCGTTCATTCGTTTTGACATCTTATAGCCCCTTATTTGTGACGCGGATTGAGTGCTCTCCGCTCTAACGATACATCGTCGCTGAATATGTTTTCTAATACCCGGACAGCTTCTTTGAGTACTTTCCTATCCGATTTCGGTAAATTCTGATTGCCTTTTGTTTGTGCAAGAATCCCTTTCAACACTTCGGTTGTCTCCGGCGGTAATACCATCGCTGCTCGACCGGCGGTTTTTGCCACCCACTTCAAAAAGCTGTCTGCAATATCGTTCGGTAAATGTATCCCTGCGATTTTATCCCATTCGGGTGCGTTCGGACGGCTCAGTTGAACCACTAAACCGCCGTGACCGTAATCGGTAAAAATGATGTGATAACCTTCTTCGCCGTTGTATGTAAACGGCTCTGATAGCTCCTTGGGTATGTGTGTCCCAAGGTTTTCCGACATTACTTTATCACAATATAAACCGATTTGCATACTGTCAAACCTTTTTTGTATAACCGAGTTCCCGACGTAAAGTCGAAAAGAAAAGAGCAATCGGTTTATTCCCTTTTTTCTGGGCTTCGTATGCATAATCAAGGACGCGATTGAAAATTTGTTCAGAGAACTTCTGCTTTATAATTCCGTCAATAAGCCAATCTACAAGGTTGATGTTTGCTATTCTGTCCGACTTGCCAGCCGGGGTTATTATATTTTCAAGTGTTGATACAAATCGCAGACGCACCGAAGCGAAATCCGAAACCGAGAGATTTTGTAAATCCGAAGTGTTAGTTTTTCTGTTAGTTTCTTTATCCTCCGAATAAGGTTTAACCTTACTACGCTTCGAATTCGAAGGTTTACCTTCTATTTCGTTTTCGTTTTCGTTAGTTGGACGTGTGTTCGAACGCTGTTCAAGCTGTGCTCGTCTAACCTGACCGCTTCTAATCCCTGCATTTATCTTAGCTTGCAGTAATTTCTTAGCTCGCTTTAATTCCTTCGTGACTCGTTTGTGTGTTACGACATTCATTTTTTTGCGAAATTTCTTGCCGATTTTCGGCCAGATTTTTTGCTGAAAATAAAGCACGTCCGGCGTGTGCATACAGATTGAAGCTAAAACCTCCGGCTCGGCAGAACACTTGCCGTAATTGCAGTAAAGATAAAAGATTAACTGCCAGTACGCTCGATATTGACTGTCCGTCATACTGGCAACCTCTGCGTCATTTAGAGCTTCCGCAGCTTCAAATCTAATATGCTTTATCTTGATTTTTCCGTTGCTCATACGTCGCCTCCGTGCCTGTTTCTGAACACAAATTTCAAAAAAGCCTGCCGGTAAATACAGCTTTGACCGGTGCCAGCCCAAAGGCAAGGAATCGTGGGCAGAAAACCTCAAACCGACAGGCTTTTCGACCGCTAACGGCTGTTATATTCTTTTAATCACCCCCTTATTCACGGTAAAAACTTCAAGCCATTTCGGAATTTCAACAACCGTGTAATCAGCAACCGAGCTTGCACAGACAAAGACGTTATTCAGACCGCACTCGTTGACTACGTCGAAAAACTGATTAGCGTTATCACCGACTAAGGTTTCGAACTCATCGAGAGAACAGATACCGACGTTGCCGATTTTACTGAGAGCCAACGCCATCACCGACGACGCACGGTATTGTTCACTTCGAGACGCCTGTTCAATCGGTCGACCGTTATATAGAATCTCTCCGTTGTTTTGCCAAGTCAGACCTGTCATACCCCAGACATCTAAGAGTTTTTGATTGATTGGGAGTTCCCGGCCTCCGGCTGCAATCGCGGACTTGACGGGACCGCCATCTTTGAGAGCATCATCTATTCGGTCGCATTGTTTTACGAGTTCTGCAAATTCATTGTGTTTTTTCTGATTGATTTTTACCTGCATCGCTTGGTTTTGAAACTGCCGGTAATGTTCGATGTTATCGTTAAGAACCGACTGTTGTGCTCTCAGAGAACTCAACTCTTTTTCGATTTTAGGTCCGTCTAATTCCGGTAATTCAGCAAGGTCGGCTTCCAGCTTTTTCAGATATTCTTTGAGACCGTCGACTTGTCGTTGCAGTCCTGCATTTTTCTTGACAATCGCGTTTCGTTCCTCAATGGCTGTTTTGAATTTCGTCAGCCATTGTTTTCTCGTTCCTGCAACGGCAAGAAGTTCATTTACCTCAACATCTTGTTCGCACGTCGGACACTGAATAATATCGTTGAGATTGTCGTGTTTCTTGCCGATTAGATTAGCAAGCTGTACGATGAGTTCAGAGGTTGCGACCTTATCCGCTTCGTCCATTACTCCGATTCTCGGTTCAGGCCGAATATCCGCTTCGTGTTCTTTAATCGCTTTTCCGATATCGTGAATGTTTGCCTGAATCTGCAAGCGTTCCTTAACAATAGCTATGTCACGCTCGGCTTGATTGATATGAGCTGTGATGCTCGCAAGTTCTTTTTCGTCCTTATCAACCGCGTAGTTTTCCGGTAATTGATAGCTCGTCAAAGTCGGTTCGAGCAAATCGAGTTCATTTGCTTCACGTTTATATCCTCGACGTATCATAACAACCTCGTCGCGGAGAGCATCGACATCATAGATATTGACACCAGCAGCTTTAATCTCCGCACGTATCGGTTCAGGGAAATCGCCGATATGCGTCGCGATTGCTTCTTTTATCAGTTCGTTGAGACCTTCTCCGAGCACCGACGCAAGTATCTTGCCGCGTTCCGGAGCGGACAACTTCAAGAACGCCTGAGAATCAAGACAGTACGGAATAATCGGATTCGGGTCGAGATTCTTGCTCGCGTTCGATGTTGACCGCTTAATCACGCAGAGTTCTCCGTCTTTATCCTTGTAGTTGACGTGAACCTGCATTCCCTTTTGACCGCCGTGAGAGAGAGCACCGGTATCTTTGAACTTCGAAATTGACCGGCACTTACCGGTGAACGCGAACGTCAACGCATCAATTATTGACGACTTGCCTTGATTGTTCCGTCCGACAAAAAGAGATACCGGTTTGTTAAAGACAAGTTCCGCAGACGGAATACCCTCAAATCTTGTGATTTTTAACATCTCGATTTTTCTCATAAAAACTCCTTTCATAAAAAACGGTCGACAGCAGACACGTGTCACAGTCACGCGTCTATTCTGCCGACCGAAGGATGAAACTATTACTGCACAAGTACCCGACAGGTCGCTCAAGTACAGTAATCAGCTTGCGAATAAATTACATTTTTTTCCCGGTTCGGTTGCTTCTCTTTCGTTGTTTTGCGTCAACCTTAGTCGTGACACCGCCGTCGTCAAAATCCGGTAAAACATCACCGACTTTTTTAGACGATTCATCTTTCGGTTTTTTCTCTACCGGAGGAAAAACCGTATCGACGGTCGCGTCACCGTCACGGATAGAGTTTGCGAATCCGATGAGTTTTACAAGGTCGTCGACGTCGACATCTTCGATACTTCTTTTCTCAAGAGCCGCAAGAATGCGTTCTTTCGTCGCCCCCATTTTTTGCAAATACTGAAACGCCTTTATCCGTCTTGCCGCTAATGTTGATGCGTCTCCGACAGCGACTTGCTTGACCTTCGTGAACACGTCTTTGATAAACGCTCCGGGAACGATTTTGAAAATCGCGTTCCGGAGGGCAATCGAGCACGCCGCATTAGCGGTTACTGCTATCATATCATCGTTGAACCGTTTGCCGTTACGGTCGGTTATGCGGCGTCGTGTCGTAATTCTAAACGCTACGTTTTTCTCAAGGTCTCTGCACGTTCCGACAGCGTAAATGTACCGGCCATCTTCGTGAATCACCTCGGCTTGAGCGAGAGCGTTGCCCCACGCCGACAACGCGATTTCAGCAAGCCGAATGCTCGGTCCTTCGATTGTCGTCCCGGCACGCGGTAAGACGTAAAAGCACGATTCAGCCGTATCCTTATCCATAGTCGCCAAGGTCAGACATTCACGTTGAAACGCGGAAACGCTTCGCGGATACCGTTTCGCAGTTGCTATCTGACTGTCGATTTCCGCTCTTTCGGTTGGTGTCGGTTCCATCACCGGTCTTGCATTGACGACCTCGACCGATGTCACTCCGCCGATTGATTTCGGCAGTTCTTGTTTTTTCTGTTTTGTCTCTGTCATATAAAGCTCCTTTGCCTAAATTATGTTCTATTAACTGTTTTTCGATTCCCTTCACGATAGACCAAAAATTAAAACGCCGGTCAAAATCAATCTTGACCGTTAACGGCTTCTGTGTTTTTTCGTCGATTTCCTTGATTCGATTGCCTTTCTTGTCTTTTTGATAACCGCCTGTATCCCTTTTTTTATAGACATAGTCCCAACTGCCGAACGTATCAATCGTCGAATCCGGGCTGCGAATACACGCAAGCAACTTTCGGATTTCACTCGGCCATAACCTTATGTTTATCCTTGTCTCCGACACTTTCAAATCCTTTCGATTCGTCCGGCAGCAGCTCTCCGGTTTCTCCGATTCGTTTGACTTTAACTAACGTGATTCCGCGTTCGACAAGCTGTTCGAGTTCGTCTTTCGTTTCTCCGCCTTTTACGATGTACTCGATAGCCGTCGGTCTGAACGCGTGAAAGATTCCGGGTGTACAACGATTGCCTTGTTCATCGCAGTCTTTACAATCCTCACAACTATCAGCGTTCGGGTGTGAACAGTATTGATGTATCGCTTTTCGGTGAGCCAAGAGTACCCGCGTCTCTCCGAGTTTGAAGTCTTTCGGTATCGCGGAGATTCGACGGGAGACGCCCATCTTGATTGTTTCGGTGATAAATTCATTCGTTGTTTTGTAATACTGTTCACCTATCCAGAGCAGGCCGACGCGTCCTATTGATTCCGCCAGAGGGCATATATGACAATCATTCCGTCCGCATTCCCGGCCTTCGATAAACTTGTCTCCGTCTATCCACGTCCATCCACGCGACGGCTTGATACCGGCGTGACAAGTAGGACAGACTTCCAACGGTATCGGCAACTTGCCGCACGGCTTCATAAGACCGCCGGAGACGAGATACTTACCGCCCGGCTGTCGATAACCACAGCCTCGTTTTGATTCGTAACTAATTTCTATTTCCATACTTATTTTTTCTCCTTAACTTTAATTGCAGCTTTTACTATATCCAAAAACGTCCACGGCCTCGGTAGTTTCAAAAACGGTGCTTTATAATGCTTGTCACGATAGATTCTCTGCTTTGATGGGTAGAGATGTAGAATCCAGCTTGTGTTACCGTTTTTTTTGTATTGAGTCAACGAGAAGTGCCACGGAGAACCGTGCTGAACTAAGTCCATATTGTTGTCGTATGCCAAGTCTTGAGCCGCGTCAAAAGTTGCTACCGCCCGGTCATAGTTTCGTTTTTTTGTTCCTTCCATTTTTCACCTCAGAAATTTGTCTGTGCCCATTGCCGGTAGACTTCCTCTTTGATTTGACGTCTGCGACGGACTAATTCAATAGTCGGCAGATAGATATGTTCGATGTTTTGGATCTTCGCTCGTGTTCGAATGATGGTCTCCGGTGACGGCAGATTCATTAAGTCCGATAGCGTGACAGTGATATTGTTCGGCAAGAGAAAACCGAGACCGCCACAATCAGGACATTTAACAGTTTTATACAAATCATAATCTCGGCAAAGCGTGCACGGCAGATTTTCATCTTGACCTAAAATTTTCTGAAAGACCCGGAAGCACAGATACTTATCGCAGTTCCGGGCTTTAATGTCTGAGCGTAAAACTTCCCTGACGAGTGTACCCGTCTCTTTGATTTCCTTTTTCGGTTCCACGTGCGTAGACTCCTTTCTAACATTCCGTAAAGTGATTGAACCCCCCGCAGAGTTTTTTTCAGTTTATAGACGGCTTTGGGAAGTGCCTTTTCTTACATACTTTTATATCAGCAAGTTCGTTGACATCGTGATATATTACACCTGTTAGTTCTTTATCCCATTCGACCGCATATTTCGCCTTATTGTTTGCTTTGATACAGTTATCACAGAGAACCGTCGCACGCACAGCACTTGACTTTTTCCTTGATTTTTTGAAAGTCCATTTTATTTTCCCACGAATTTGCAGTGACGATAGAACCGGCACCACTGCGGACTGCATTTCCAGCTTGACCGGTGAGCCGGAGCGAAGATACCGGCTTTGATTGATTCGTGCATTACGAGCATACGTTCGAGTACCGCTACTATCTGTTTGTCGTCCCGATGCGTGATTAGCGGATATGCACTAACTCGACCGGACGGCGTACAGATTACGCAGTGATGTCTGAATCCGGTCGGGTCTTTTTTTTGATATGCACGGAATCCGAGAGTATAGATGCTCGGCTGATATTCGCTGTCGGATTTTTCCTGCGTCCACTTACGCTTGCTTGTCTTACAGTCGTCGATATAATTCTCGGTATCAAGACAATCGAAGCGGAGAGCAATATTGAACGGCCAATCAGTGAGTATGACCTTGCGGTCTACTTCGACCTCGGTCGGCTGAATCGTACTTTGCAGGTTACGCCGGTCAATCTCGACCATCTTGACCGTCCGGTCTATGATTCGTCCGGCGGCAGAACTTTTGCTAAGACCGGCAAGCTGCTCACTTTGCAAATCGACATATCCTTCCTCAACACGTCGGTTGATTTCGTCACGAGCACAGTCGAGCATCCGAGTTAAGTCCATATCGACGCCGGACTTTATCTTCTGCCGCAGATTCAATTCTCTTGCGGTGTGTACGCCGTGACCGCCGGTTGTGTAGAAGTTGCCGAGTTCGCGTTCCTCCACAATATGTTCAAGATAGTAAGCCCATCCGCAGAAGTCGAAGCAACCTAAGTGTGTCGTGTGATACGTCGGTTTTTCGGTTTGCATAATTCCCCTTATTTTTTCATTGGCATTTGTATATAAGTCAAACTGCCGGTTTTCGGAACGGTCCCGTCAAAGTATTTTAGGTCTCCGCGTATTACGAATGGTTTTTCTGCCGGTGTATTTGCTGCTACTGAAATTCGGACATCTTCAAGCGACGCATTAAGTTTCAATATCAGCCCAATTACAGTTCGCAGCATCTCGGTATTGAAAAACATATCGGCTCGGTGTAGTTCGTAAAGAACAAGATTCAGCGTCGCTCCAATATCAATACCGAGACAGGATTTTTCGAGAATCTCTTTTTCTTGTTTCAGAAAAACATCTTGATATTTTGGGAACTTTTCCGCTTCTTTATCGAGCAGACAGTAGCCGTCCTTCGTGAGAAAATACAATCCAGATTCGAATTTGTTTTCTAATTTGAGTTCTAAAAGACGACGACCGTCCGAAACCGCAAACGTTGTTTTATTTATGAACACCCGATTGATTGCATATCGAGTAGTACTATCGCACATACATTCAACTAAAAGATTTCTTAAACCCGGAGAGACGTGCGGCACTCCTAATTTTTGTTCGAACAGTTTTTGATTTCTTGCCTTCATTTTAAGCTCCTTCTCTTTTTGATTTTGACGATTTCAACAGCATCCTTGTGGTGAATCCCGAACAGACTTTTAGCCAAGTTTTTCGAGACCGGTTGACTGACAATCCGACTGCTGTAATTTTCCGAATGTTTGTAAATGACACGATATTTGCGTTGAGGGTCAGGTTTCGATTTCTGATATGTCCTTAATTTTTCTGATAACCATTCAATCAGCCATCGTATTCGCATTAAAGTTCTCCTTCACTTACAAGTATGTCCGTAATTTTTTGAATGATTTTTTGTTCGTGCTCCGTTTTTGCTCTCGGCAGATAACGATAAAGTTTTTTCAAAGTAGAAATATCGAGTTCGTCGAGAACGTCGATGTCATCCGGATAGTTCCATTTCCTTTTCGGTAGTTTTACCGACATATTTCAACGTCCAATCTCTGGACGCCCCAACGGAGGGCATCGTCGTGATTGTTGAAAAAAACCTCGATATGATTTTCAGGACCCCGGTCGAGTACCGGTACAGGTTCTGCATTGTTGTATCCCGGAATCCGGAGCATCGTTCCGAATGGTATCTCTACCGGTGCGGCCACAAAACGGTCTCCATACCGGATTTTATGACCGCACGCGGTATACCCGTCGCTCCATCGACCGCAGCAACGATTACACGGACAATAAGCCATCACAACGTAAATCGACCTTGATAACTTTTCTCTGTCCGTATTAGTCTCAGAGGTAGGCGTTTGACGGCAGAATCGACTGTTAGACGCCTTATACCTACGGTGTAAAGAGCCGTCGTCAAAACCGAGCAAATAACCGGCGGTAAAACAGAGCAGCCAAAAGACGATGAGATATATCCTGCGACCGTTCATAACAACCCCCCGGTCTCGTCGTATCCGCACGCCTTCATCTTCTCGATTATCTCCATTGAGCCTAACAAGTCGCGGTAATCGTGAAAGAGATAATTCAACGCAGCTTCCTTGCTAAGTTTACGGTCAATAATTTCTTTCCAGAACGGAACTTTTAGAGCACCGTACAATCCGTAAATGTGCTTAATCTCAGCAAGTTTTCGTTTACGCATATAGTAGAATTGAGTTTGAACCGTTGACGCTAAACCAGTTATGACTTGACCGTACATAACGTCCTCATTCCAGCAATAGATATGCTCGTTCGGAATGATGCCCGTTGATGCTTTTCGTAACGGCAAGATGTGTTCGAAGATAGTACGTTCTCCGTCACTACGCCAAATATCGTAATACGCGTAATCGAACCGCAGGTCTGTATCGCGGAGAAAACCGTAAATATCTCCGCAATGAAACAACGCCTTATCGTTGATTCCTAAATGCCTCCAAACAAGTTCGAAAACTTCGCGTGCGATTTCTACAATGACAATCCCGGAGACTTCGGTTTTTTTGGCGATTCGATGAGCAACATAACCGAGTCCGAGACCGCCGATAAGAACTCGTCCGGTCGCTACGTCGATAAAATTCTGTGCCTGTTCAATCTCACGCGGTTCATCTTTCATCCAAACGCCGTCTTTGTTAGATAAGCAATGAAAGTGACCGTCGGAGAGCATACGGCCTTTTTTTTGCGGTCGACCGGTCATTATCGCGGTACGAGCATCGATTAGAGAAAACTCGTCTCCGGCCTTATACGGCTCGTGTGTGATTTCGTAATCTCCGCATTTTCCTTCCGGTATGTCATAACCGACGTGCAGATTAAAGACGCCTTCGACCTTGCTTTTGGGTTTTCTTGCTTTTCTTTTTTTTCTTTTTGTCTTTGCCATTTTCAAACGCCTCGGTTTTTGCCAGACGCCATATCACAGCGTCGGCTCTAATGGTGTATTTTTTTCTCGTTCCCTTGATTCGGCAGATAATCATTCCCGGCGGTTTGATTTCAACTATCACCGGGCGATTTTCCCCGCGATAAAAAATTGTGAAATCCGTTTCGCGTCTGATAGGTTTCACAAGTTTAGATTTGTTCTTTTTTCTGTCGTTAGTAACATTAAACGTAACTTTACGTTTCGCCATTTTGAACCTCCTTATTAGTGATTGATTTACATATCGAACAATGTTTCAGCCTGTTTTTTTGATGCAGGTCGCTTATGGCATCTTTTTTTCAAATCCCTCAGAGCATTGAGTACCGGGTGTTGTATATCTCCGCCACGTGCCCGGTAGATTGTATATTTCAGTTCCTTCAATTCGCGTTCCTCATCTTTGGACAGTTCGGTTTTTCGAATCTCCGGAGGTACGGTCGCACCTCTACGTTCCATCACTTTAGTTGTCACGTAGAAATAGACTTCTGCAAGATAATGAGGTAGCGGTGCCCTGAAACTTGCCGTCATAAGATACGCGACAATCTCTGCGTCACCAACCTTATCAACGTCGGAAAATTCGTCATTACCTATTGCGACCAAACCGAGTACCATCCTCTCTGTTTTAATTTCCTCTAAAAGCCAATCCGGTATGCAATCCGCCCACCCCGCGTCACCGACTACAAGTCGGTTTTCTTTTAACTTTTTCATCCTACCGGTTCACACGCTTCGCAACGTGAGTACCCATTCGCCATAAATTGATAGACGACATCGTTCCCGTACTCTTTTTGAAGTTCATCGATTACCTCTTTCGGTGTTTGAACCGCGTCGGTTAATCCGGCAAGCGGTTTGTATTTGTCGTCCTCGATAACGAGCATCCAGACGCTTTCCGGGTCCGGTTTTTCGATAACGATTTTCTGCTCGCCGCGTGACGGGTGTATTGGTAATTCAAAAACTTTTCTCTTATACATTTTGATTATCCTCCTTCAGTTTCTCCACTGATTTCAGGATTTTTTGGGCTTGCGGATAAAAATCGATGTCACTGGCTTTTGCCAAGTCATTGCCGAAATTTATCAGAAAATCTACAATGTTGTGTTCTGCGTTTATTATTTTTTCCGGTGTCCAAGGGAACGGCAGGACTTCGTGATAGTGCAGCATAATTTCTTTACAGGTCATTTTGATACCTATCGTCCGCATAACTAAAAACCAATGCGATTAGACTTTTGAAGATTTTCATTGCTTCTGTAGTTTCCGCCTATTGCTCATTTCTTCTTTGAAATCTTTAGCTGAAATTGTGAATCGCCTTTTTATTTTAGAAGGTGTATGGCCTTTTGGGTCTGGATGGTATGCACAAGCAATTAGGGAATTTACATCATCTTTGAAGTTCGTAACTATTACCCTTTCGCCTTTCCAGCTAAACTCTGTCCCTTTAACTAATCGACCAGCGGATTTGGCTTGCGTAGCGTGATTAGAAAAATGGGGCCAACAATCGTGGTAATCAAGACCGATACCTATAAAGGGCATTCGTCCCTTGAGTTTTTCGTAGGCATAAGCAAAAGTTAAATTTCCACATCTGACAGCCAAAGAATAATGACCTTCATCGACTCCATACCAAGATGGGCTATATCTTGAACCCGTACAACAAGAGCACTTTTCCCTTATTAATATTAAATCCGTTTTCTTAAAAGCAAAACCGGAACTAATAAGCAAAAACCAAAAAGCTGACCAAGCGTGTGATACTTTCTCTCCCGTATAATTCATTGTTGCCCAACTACCTCTGGAATAAACATCAAACATTTTTTGTACATCTGATTCTTTATTCTCTATCATTTTCATACCTCAATAAAAAACCGGAGGCGTATACACGCCCCCGGCAACCACTAATTAAGGAGTGGGGTTGGGTAAACCACCCCTTAGTTGGCTAAATCCGAAACTTCGTCCCAGTTATCCGCGATATACTGCAACTTGTCACGGTATTGTTCCTGTTTGGTTATCAGTTTTTGACGCTTCTTTTTGTCTGTATATTCGTTGATAGCCTTAGTGATTAGCTCGTTAATTGCCTTCGGGTCGAGAGCATCGAGTTCCCACGAGTCCTCACCGTACTCAGCGACGTACCCTTCATATCTGCTGTCACTGACTTTTGCAGGATTCGGCGGTGGATTGTACTGCTCGATTTGGTCAAGATTCAACGCGATTCTATCAACAATACCGCCGTAACCGAAGATGTCGAGACGGTCTTGTATGTCACGTGTCATATCGATACCGGACGGGTCGTGGTCTCCGAGGTGTATAATCACCGTATCACGACCTTGCCGTTTGATTCGCATAGCTGCCTGCCACATAGCAGACTGGCTTACAAACCCGCGACATGACAGAAACGGCACGTCAAGTTCGGTACACGCACGCTCGACAACACCGATGAGAGCGTCTTTTTCAACCCAGACTTTTCTGACCAGTGAGAGTTGCCTCGTTTCGGTCTTGTTCGGTCGACGATAGTATCCCAATCAACCAGTCCGGCAAGACGAGCCTTGTTGATTATTGAGCCGAGATTCGCGTAATCTCTGTCCGTGTTCGGAATGATGTTTCGAGCAACGAACTGATAGTACAACTGTCGTAATGTCAGGTCGTAACCCTCCGCTTCATATTCCGCGATAATTGAATTCGCGTAGTCAATCAACGCTAACGATTTTTTCCTGAAATTGAAATCGAGATATGGAATTTTCATTTTTTTGTTCCTTAATAGTGATTTCTAATTATATGGTGTCGGAATTTCGATATTCATTGCATCGTCGCAAACATTCGTGAGGGTATCAATTATTTCGTCAAGTCCCTCAATAGCAGTTTCTAACTGTTTGAATTTCTCGGTATTTTCGAGATTTGTTCCGGAGAGACCATCACGCCAGTTTTCAAGCTCTTCTTTGACACTTTCAATCTCACTATTAGCCTCTTGCACGGTTGAAACCGCTTCACCGAATCTTGCTGCTCTACTTTTGTTTTTTGCCATTTGCTTCTCCTTAAAAAGTGGTTAGAAATTTATAAACGGCTGACCCTCCGCGATTGATAAGGTGGTGATAAAAGCCGGAGGGTCACGCCGACTGACTTCGAGCAAGCCAACACGTACAATTTGTTGGCTTGCTTAGGAGGAGAGGAAGGATTGATTGCCGCGAACGAGTCACCGTCCGAGAAACCGACTGCCTAAAATCGGGTATAGGAATTCAAACGTCTTAAAGGATAACTCGTTCGCTTGGGAGAGAAACACAATAGCGGAGGCAGGATTCGAACCTGCGTCGAACGGCTTATGAGACCGTGCTGGAACCAACTCCAGTCTACTCCGCTATAAAAGCCAGATTCCGATACGCAAGAATCTGGCTCCGGAGGAATTGATATGCATAAGAACCCGGCTGACAGGATTGATGGACTGTTACCCCATTTGTTACGAGGACAGCGATAGACGGCCTATCAAACCGCATCATTTCCTGCCGCCGGCCTTTCAAACAACTACAAATTCCGGATTCGTGAACCTCGGTGCACGTTTACTCTTTTTTGCAAATTCAATGATGTTCATTCCGACGATTCCGCGTGTCGGCCACGTCCCGTTTTTGTAAAGGCAGAATTGACCGGCTTGACCTTCGCGTACATCAATCGGAATATACGTCACGAGGTAGTAATCCGGCAACTGCTTCACGCTGAAAATCCGGGCGTGAAAAAGATACTCCTGAAAGTGTTTGCCGCGTGCTCGTTTGCGAATGCGTAATTCAATTTTGTCGTGCTTTTTCGGTACTAACATTTTTCGATTCTCCTTGCTTAGTGGTTTTGATTTCAGCCTTGATAAACGCGATAGACACAACCGCCCATCGCTTGTACGTAGTACCGGAGTTTTTCCCAGATTGCATCGATAAACTCATTACCGCCTTCGTCAAGTGTCAATTCACTGCGGACCTCGACGTAAGGTCGACCATCGGTAAAGTGATAACGTTCCGCGATGATATGAGGCATCCGGTACTTTTCTGCAATGCGATTCCCAATTTTTTTGATTCTTGCAAGTTTCATTCTCATTTTCATAGCTCCTTATTAGTGGTTTGAATCGGCTATCTCATCAGGCGTAGTCTGCCACACTACACGACACCGTCCGCACGGTGGAAACTGTGGATGGACGATTTGCCCGTAGCGGACGATGTTTCGACTTTTAAGCTGCCAGCCGAATTATCTGCTCGATAATTGGCTGTAAGACCGTGCTTCTTTGAAGTGACATCTCGTGGTTTTGTTGATACGTCAAGAAATTCAAGACGTGATACGCGTTGTCGTGTTGACTTTCATCGAGTTCCTTGCCGTATTTTTTCGGCATCTGTTTTTTGATTTTGTCGAGTTCGTCTTTAGACATCGGTTTGTTAACGAGCTTGTGTAAAAGTTCTCGGAATTTGCTAACATTCCACTCGAATTCGCTTACTTCGTTAACAAGGGTATCGATTGAACGTTCAAAGTGCCGATGTTTGCTTACGAACCCACTACCTTCAAACGCCGGTACAATAAGGCCGTTGCTGCAAACCATCCGGAACCAACCGGCTATCACAGTAGCTTCTATAGCCGTGTTG